AGCGCGGACGACTCGCCGGGGATCGTCGGGAACGGGTTCTCGAACTTCACCCTCGCGGCGCAGGCGACGCTGCGGGACAACTACGGGAAGATGAGCGCGTACACGATCACGTTCGACCAGTGTACGCCGCAGGAGTGCACGGTCGAATTGTACCGCGGGGTGACGCTCACGCTGTGACGCTGCGGCTGGGCGCGGGCGTCGGGGTGACGATCGCCTAGCCGGGCAGCAACAGCCCGCCCGCCGGGTCGCGGTATACGACCGTCCCGTCCGGAAGCACCCCCGCCGGCTCGGGCCACGGGTTCGCCGCGACCTCGGCGGCCAGCGCCCGGAAGAACGCCTCCTCCGCCCGCCCGCGCTCCTGCAGGTAGTCGGCGAAGATCAGCAGCTGCACGGGGTCGAACGGCGCGGCGTCGAAGGCCGCCCGCCACTCGGCCGGCATGTCGAAGTTGCCCTGGTGGTCGGTCGCCGGGGCGGCGCGGGGGCAGCGGATCGTGACGTCCGCTCCGGTCTGGTGGCCGCGGAAGTTGTAATCGCGGAAGTTATCGAAGGTGCCGGCGTGCCAGTCCCGGCCGCCGGCCGCCGCGAGGTAGAGCCACGTCCGCTCGCGGGCGATGGGGAGGTAGTCAGCGGATTTCATGGGCGTGTTGGTGGTGAGCGCGATGTCCCGAACGGACTCGCCCGCGGTGGAGCGCGAGTGGGTCTCGCGCACGTTCACGAGACTCAGGCGCAGCGGCGGCATCTTCGCCTGCCACACCCAGCACACCGCGCCCCGGATCGCCTCGGCTCGCGTCACCTCAGGCCCCCCATCGTCTTGACGATCGGCCGGCCGCCCGCGCCGCCCGAGTGCAGCTCGGGCAGGATCTCGGCGGCGTAGCTCCCGGTGTCGATCACGTCGTCGTGCGCGTCCCGGTCCGGGTCGCCGGTGAACCGCGTCACCTCGGCCAGCACGTCGGCGAGCGGGAACTCGCCGGGCACCTCGGGCAAGTATACCCGCCCGTCGGCGCACAGGTTGATGAACCCGGCGGCCCGCTGCAGCTTGTCCCGCCCGCCCGGGCTCACCGCCCGCACGACCACCGGCGGGTCCTTGCTCCGGCGGAGCAGCTGGGCCAGGGCCCGCTGGTTGAGGACCTCCTCGACGGCGACGAACTTCGGCTTGTGCCGGCGGTAGCTGGCCTGGCACAGCGCGACCTGCTCGGGGATCTCGTACTTCCCCCGCTCGCACGCCCACCACAGGAGGTTGCCCTTCGGCGTCAGCAGCCAGGTGGACAGGACGAAGTAGTCGGCGGCGTTGCTCGTGGACGCGGCCGGGTCGCACGTCTGGAAGACCGCGCACAGGGCCGGCTTGAACCGCTCGGCCGCCTCGCCGCCGGGCCCGGCGAGGATCACGAAGTCGGGGGAGTCGGGGCACCGCCGCCACCGGCCGAACCACCCGGCCTTGATCCGCCCGCCGGCGACCGCGTCCCAGTCCCCGGCGAGGAGCTGGGCGCGGGTGAGGGGGTCGAGCTCGGCCAGGGCCGCGGCGTACTGGTCGCGGTCGATGTGCGGGTTGTCGGCGAGCGACGCCGGGACGAACACCTTGCCCGGCGTGCCGGGCTTGATGTACCGCGCCTTGACGAACGCGTGCGACGGGCCGCCGGGGTTCGTGGCCAGGCGGACCCGCAGGGGGACCGGGATCGTCCGGCGGCGGCGGAGGCGGCTGAACAGGAACTTGATCTGCCGCTCGGTGAACTGGGTGGCCTCGTCGAACCCGACGAACTGGAACTCGCTCGACCGGTACCGCTCCTCGTCGCCCTCGTGGTCGCAGTACCCGAACTGGACCGTCCCGCCGCCGGCGAACCGCCACCGGTGCTCCTGGGCGTTGAACTTCGCGCCGGGGACGCGGCCGAACCAGTCGGCCGCCCGGTCGAGCAGCGCCCCGGGCAGTTTCAGGTCGGCCAGGGTGCGGCGGAGGAGGAGGGCGGCGTAGTGCGGGACCATCGCGAACTGGACGGCGGCCATCAAGAGGGCGTCGCTCTTGCCCCCGCCGGCCGCCCCGCCGTACATGGCGTCCGGGCACTCGAGCTCAAGGAACCGGATCTGCCGGGCGGTCGGGAGGTGGGGGATCAGCGGGTTCCGCGCGACCGTCCGCTCGAGCATCTCCCTGGGCATCCGCGTACCGGCGGCGGAACTCGTCGAGGCGGTCATCGCGGGTCTCGCTGATCTCCGTCGCCTCGCCGCGGAGCAGGCGCATCTTGTCCACCGCGACCGCCGCCGCGACGACCGCGTCCCGCGCGTTCAGGGCCGCCGCCTTCTCGTCCGCGACCCCCAGGAGCTTTACCGCGAGGGCCTCGAACTGGTCGGCCAGCGACGCCTTTTTATCCCCACACATCTGCGAGGCTTCGGGGTGCCTCTCGCCGGTCGCCCACGCCCTCAGCGTGGCCTCGGGGATGCCGAGTTGGCGGGACGTGCCGCCGACGTTGCCGCCGTTCGCGGCGAGGGCCGCGAGGGCGGTCGCCCGCTCCTCGTCGGAGTACCTCCGCCTGCTCTGGGGCTTCTTCGGCATGCCCCGATCCTACCGCCAACGGCACGCCCGCCAGGGCGACACTAAGTTCTTAATATTGTTAGAGTGACAACGCCCCGTGTATGGTCCTGTGTTCACCGCCGCCCATGATGCCAGGCGGGCGGGCCGCGGGGTTAACGCCGGGGCCTCCGGCTCTCTCTCTGTAAATCTCTCTCACTCCCTCTCTCTCTTAAGAGCAGAAGAGAGAGTAGTAGGTAGAGAGTATTAGGGGGTACTTAGAGGGGTCTTGTTCGCGGAAATGTACCGTGCACGTTTGCGTGGCAAACGTCGGCCCGGACGTGGAAGCAGCCGGCCCAGATGGGCCGGCTGTGCGGGATGCCCGTTGTTGCGCGGTCAGACCAGCGGGTCGGCTGACCAGAGTTCGGGCATCATCGTCCCGTGGAGGGCCGCGAGGGGCTGATCGGTCCTTACGTGAGGCCAGAGGTTGTTGGCCGCGACCTTCGAAGTCATCCGGGCGTGGAGCAGGAAGCCGCGGCTGAACTCCAGCACGACGACGTAGGCCTTGCTCAGGGCGACGAACTTCAGCCGCACCCACACGAGACGGCCCTTGACGTAGTGCCGCTGCGGCTTGCCGGTGCCGGGGTCGATTCCGAACGGCGCGGCCGCGAGCAGGGTCGGCACGAGCCGCGGCCAGTTCGCGTCCAGCCACTTGTACGCGGGCCGCGGCATCACCACGCTCGACCGGCTGTTCACGGGGCAACTGGCCCGGATGAACTCCACCGTGGCCGCGTCCCTATCGCCCTCGCCGTTGTCTTCCAGGAAGTCGGCGAAGGCGTGCCGCAGAACGTTGCACTTCGGTTGCGAGCGGATCGCCCGCAGGAGTGTCTTCCTGTCGCTCACCGCGCCACCTCCGGGTACTTCCGCTCGACCATCCGCGTGATGATGCCCGACTGGGTCAGGCACCGCTCGCCCAGGCGGTCGAGCAGGTCCAGGACCGCCGCGTGGTCGTCGAGCAGCTCCAGCACCGCGGCGGACATCGCGCAGCCGGCCGGGGCGAGCTGCTCGGCCTTCTCGCGGAGTTCGGGGAAGGTCACGGGTAATCCTCGTCGTGGTCTTCTCCGGCCTCGTGCCCGTGCCAGGAATCCTCTTCGTCCATCGCGTCGGAGCGGGCCTCCCACGCGCACTCGCCGCACAACTGGCCGGCCGTCTCCAGGCCGATCGGGCACCGGCAGGCGCGGCAGAAGCCCGCGTCAACGGCGTGCTTCGGGCAGAAGTATTCGGTGTCCTCCCGCCCCTCTTCGCCCTCCAGGATCTCGCCGCACGGCTCGCCCGGCTCGTTGCACCCGTCGGCCTGGCACCGCGGCGTCCAGCCCGACCCGTCGCACAGGCCGCAGCCGAGCGGGGAAGGCTCCGCCGCCGCTCCCAGGCGGCGGGCCAGAACCACGGACCGGCACTCCTCGCACTGAACGTCCCTCTCGCCGCGGAGGTGCCAGTGGTAGCACGCGACCACGCCGTCCTTGAGCGTGGGGTAGATCCCGACCCAGGAGTACGAACCGCCGTGCTTGCGGATGACTTCGACCTCGGAACCCTCCGCGATCCGGTGCCCGGCCGTGTTCTCGATCGCCGACACGAGCCGCCAGCGACGCCTGCGCATCTCGCCTTCGGTGAGCTTGCGGTACTCGGTCTGGGTCACTTCGCACCGCCTTTCGCTTTGGAGACATCCAGCGGCTTCGAGCAACTCGGGCACGTCGTGCGGCCCGCGGCGTCGAACGTGGCCTTGCACTTCGCGCAGTGGACGACGTCGCGGGCGGCCGACTCCTTCCCCTCGACGTGGTCGGCGATCGCCTTCGCGGCGAGTTCCGCCGGCTTGATCTTCGCCCCCAGCTTCACGAAGTACGTCACCAGCCGGTTGCGGAGCGGGAGCGGGGAGACGGCGGACGTGGCGGCGTCGCAGTCCGCGAGAACCCGTTCCAGGGTCAGCTTTCCTGAAGCGTCCGGCCCCATGAGCAGGTCGAGGACCGCGTCCGGGATGTCGTCGATCTCGCTGAGGTACGTCGGCGTCTGGAAGGCCGGCGGGTCGGGGTTCTCCTCGGCCTCCTCGGCCTCCCCGCCGGCCAGTTCGCGGCGGGCCTCGGTCACGCACTCGTCCCACGAGGTGTCCGCGTAGGCGATGAGGTCCTCGCGGAACTTCTCCTCGCCCTTCCGCGGGTCGGCGATGGCGACGTGGGCGGCGGCCGCCAGCAGGAACCCGACGAGCTGGGCCGGGGTCATGTCGTCGATCAGGGCCGACGTGATGGCCTTGCCGGCCTCGGAGTTGTACCCGGTCTCGCCCGGCAGCTTGAAGTACCGGTTGAGCACGTCGTACCGGTCGTCGCCGACGTCGGCCCAGTCGCGGACGACCACGCGGGCGACGAACGACAGGGCCTGGTACACGGCGTCGGTGTCCGGCCCGCCGGCGCGGCCCATCTCCGACACGCTCTCCGCGTTCGCCAGCACCATGTCCCGGCACTTGAGCGCCGCGACCAGGGCCGCCCGGCCCTTCACCTCGTACTCCGACGGCCCCTTCGGGGTGGCGGGTTTCGGCCCGCCGGCTGGGGCCTTCGTCTCACGATCCGGCCCGGTCGTTTCACTCCGGGCGGGTTTCGTCTCGGGCTTCCGCTTCTCCGGCTTCGGCAGCACGCCGGCGGCCTGGAGCGCCTTGAGCACGTCCTTCGCCTTCACCAGCACGCGCGGCCGGTCCTTCGGGTCGAACGCCAGCTGCGGGCGGCAGCCGGCGACCGGCACGCCCGCGGGCAGGTCGAAGATGGTGTCCGACACCTTGAGCGCGTGGAGCTTCGGCGGCACGTCGCCGGACAGCTCGGACCCGCCGAACGTCCCGGTCCACTCGACCCAGCCGCGGGCCGGCTTCTCGCCGGCGAGCGCCGCCCCGTCCGGGTTCACCTCGGCGTCGGCGTCCAGCTTGAACCGCTTGCGGAACTTCGCCCGCTCGCTCTCCCGGTACGCCTCGACCTTCTCGCCGTAGCACTCCGGGTCGAGGCACACGTCCTGCCGCACGCCCTCGGCCCGCGCCTCCTCGTCGTTGCCCGCCCGCTTCGGGCAGGCGTCACAGGTCGGCATGCTCCGCTCGTGGCCCGGCTCGCAACCGGGGTAGGTGTACACCACCTTGAGCGAGAACGGAGCGCCCTTGAGCTGCCGCTGGAAGTGCGAGCGGATCAGTTCCTTGGTTTCGCGGTAGGAGAGGGGCTCGATGTCGGCCGCGTCCGGAATGCCCTTCTTGTCGAACTCCTTGATCCGGGCGTCGCACCATGCGTCGTCGATCATGCCGGGGCTGCAGTTCTCCAGCACGCGGACGGCACACCGCTTCCGGCTCTCCTCCCCCGGCACCCGCGCCACCAGCTCGGCCGTGGCCCGCGGGAGCGCCCCGGCGTCCACCGCGGCCAGGGCCCAGCTCGGCAGCTTGGCGAGGGCCAGGGCGGCGCGGACGAAGCTCACGGGCTTGCCGGTGGTCGAGGCGATCCGCTCGAGCGACCAGCCCTTCGCGGCCAACTCCGCGAAAGCCGCGGCCTCCCGGCTCGGCTTCACCGTCCGCCGCTGGATGTTCTCGACGAGCTGGATCGCCGTCACCTCGTCGTCGGTGAGGTGGTGGCACTCGATCGGCACCCGGTCGAGGCCGGCGGCGACCGCCGCCGCCCGCCGGCGGTGCCCGGCCACGACCTCCAGGGTCACGCCCTTGCGGTCGCCCCCGTCCCACGCGACCGGCTCCTTGGTCTTGTCCGCGACGGCCCGCACGACGAGGTTTTGCAGCACGCCGTGGGTGCGGACGCTCTCGACCAGGGCGGCGTCGTCCGGGTTGCCGGCCGGGTCGAAGTCGAGGCCGGCGTAGTTCGCCCGGACGGCGAGGTCCTTCGGGTCGATGCTGCCGGGCACGCGGCCGGGGGGTGCGGGCGTCCGCACCTGGGCGGGTTTGGTCTTGGTCGCTGGCTTGGGCACGGCGATCCTCCGCGGGTCGAAGTTGGTCCACACGCACTCGGTCATCCGCCGCTTGGCCTTCCCGCCCGCGGCGCTGTTGGCGACCTCGAAGTCGGTCCGGTGCCACCCCTCCGCTTCCAACTGGGAGCGGTACAACTCGGACGGGTAGCCGCTCAGGAGTACCTTCCCGGCGCACTTGCGGATCGCGGTGCACAGGTCGGTGTGCTGCTCCTCGGTCATCTCGTGGGCGTACTCGCCGGTCGTCGCGCGGGTCGAGTGCAGGTACGGCGGGTCCAGGTAGAACAGCGTGCCGGGGCCGTCCTGCCGGCGGATCACGTCGAGGGCGGGGCGGTTCAGGATCACCACCCGCTTCAGCCGCTCGTGGACCGCCGGGAGCCCCTCGACGGCCGAGAGCCACGCGCTCGCCTGCTCGTTCATCCCGCCGCGGGTGCGGTTCCGGGAGAGGGGCGCGAACCCCGCCATCCGGCCCGCGAGGCTCTGCCGGCAGCGGACGAAGAACGCGACCGCCGCGGCGACCGGGTCGGTGTGGGGGCCGTCGGCCTTGTCCCACTCGGCCTCGACGAACGGCACGGCGGCGACGAGGCGGGCGAACCGGGCGAACGTCTCGGGGTCGCGGATCGCCGCCCAGAAGTTCGCCACGCGGCCGTCGAGGTCGTTCACCACCTCGCTGACGCCGGCCGGGTCCTTCGCCAGGAGCACGGAGAGGCCGCCGGCGAACGGCTCGACGTAGTGCGTGTGCGGCGGCATAAGCGCGACGATTTTCGACGCCAGGTGCGCCTTGCCGCCGTGCCACTTCAGGGGCGACGCCACCCGACTCATCCGTTCGGCTCCACGAGTTCCAGGAGGCAGTACGCCTCGCCCGCCGAACCCTGGGGGGCGAGGAACTGCGCCTCGATCCGCGTCACGTACTCGGTCGTGTCGTCCTTGATCCGCTGGGCCTTGCGGCACGCGTCGATCGTCCCCTTGATCGCGTTGTCCAGGTCGCGGCGGTCGCCCCACCCGTCGCCGCCGGCGACCCAGATCCGCACCGTCACCGGGTACCGCCTCACGGCGGGCGTCCCGAGGCGGAGCAGCAGGATCGCCTCGTCGAGCCAGGCCTTGTACCCCTTCGCCAGGGCCACGCCCCGCACCCCGCCGCGGACGACGGACCGCCACAGGGCGTTGGCGCTCGGCGGGACGGGGAGGCGGACGGGCGGCATCAGGACACCGCCTTCCGCTTCGGCTTCGCCGGCTCGATCCGGCTCTGGGCCGCGTACCCCTTGAGGGTGAGCAGGTTCACGACGGCGACGGCCTCGTCCGCGTCGGCCTGGGCGGAGTACACGAGGATCGTCACGCCGCCGGCGGGCCGTTCGGGGCGGCCGGCGACCAGGTCGCCGGCCGCCCCGAACAGCGTCATCTCGTCGGGGTCCTTCACCCGCGCCCGGCGGGCCTTCGGGGCCTTCGGGATCTCGCCCGCCGCGGTGCAGGGGCGGTTGCGGTAGACCCGCACCGGCCGCTCGGTGCCGCGGTCGTCCCACGCCAGGCGGACGCCGGCGGGGACCTCCAGGGGCAGCTCGTCCTTCTCGGTCGGAGTCATGTCACCCCACCTCCGCGTACGGGGCCGGGGCCGCGCCCGGCAGCGCGAGCCACTCCCGCATCTCGTCGAGCGTCTCGAACCACCGCCCGCCGCAGCGGACCTTCAGGAAGGCCGCGAGCAGCAGGTCGAGCGTCTCCCGCAGAGCCCGCACGGCGTCGAGCCGGTGCTCGGCCAAAGCCCGCCCGGTCGCGTCGTCGTCCGCCGGCGGGAGCTTCGCCGAGGCGACGGCCCAGGCCTCGGCGTGGAGCGTCAGCTCGTACTGCTGGTCGTGCCGCACGAGCGTCAGGCCGGCGACGCGGGGCAGCTTCCCGGCCCGGACCGCCCGCAGCGCCTCGGGTAGTCTCGCCGGCCCCTCGTGCTTGAAGCCGTCCACCCCGGTCTGGCCGCGGGGGCAGTCGAGGCGGAGGTTGCGGGCGAACATGAACACGCAGTCGGAGCCGTCGGCGAGGGTGAGGGTGTCGGACTCGCGGTCCGTGTGCCACCACAGCCAGAGCAGCAGCTCGTTGCCCAGGTAGTCGGTGCAGTTCTCGCCGGGGCACCAGGCGTACTCGGACGGCGTCTTCCCGTGGACGAACTCGGCCGGGGCGAAGTCGGCGAACCGGGCCGTCTCGCGGGCCACGCGGCCGGCCGTGACCGCCTCCAACTCGACCCCGAAGGTCTGCTCGAACAGGCTCGTCAGGCGGTCGACGTGCGTCAGGGACGTGGCCCCGAACAGCAGCTCGTTGGCCTTCAGGTCCCAGAGGCAGGGGACGAGCTTCCGCTTGCGGAACCGCCCGTCCTTCGCCTCCAGCTCCAGCCGGTCGCGGGCCGCCTCCTTCGCCTCGCGCTTCTGCCGGGCCGACGGCCGGCCGCTCGGGTTGTCCTTCGAGAGCGCCTTGAGTTCGACCTCGTAGTACGCCTTGAGCTTGTCCGCCGGCAGCTTGTCGGTCTCGACGCACAGGTCGAACACCAGGGCGTCGGGGTAGATGTTCTTCTCGGGGGTGAAGTCGGTATCCAGGATCGACAGCCCGGCCGCCCAGCCGGCCTGGGTGCCGTCGGCACTGGCGACCCGCTCCCGGCCGATCGCGTGGTCGGCGAGGGCCGCCAGGTGCGAGTCGTCGAACAGCCGCGTGGGGCGGCCGCCGACCTTGAACCGGAGGAACGTCACGGAACCGCTGAGGAAGGACACGGGCTTACTCCTGTGGTTGGACCCGAGACACCGAGAGTCCGAGAGTGGTCGCCGATTCGCATCCAGGGCAAGGCTTTAAGCACTCTCGGTGTCTCGGGTCGCGTCAGTCGGGCACTCTCGGACTCTCGCCACTCTCGGTATCTCGCCTCGGCCGAGACTCGGGCCGGCGTCTCCAGTCGCAGGATCCGTCCTCCCGGGCCGTGGCCACCCACCACACCCCATCGAGTTGCCTGAAGGCGATCTCCTTGGTTCCGTTGCGGCCGATCTTCGCCTTGGCGTCGCGGATCGTGGACGGGGCGTACCCCTGGGCGGCGGCCGCCTTGTCCAGTTCCGCGGCGGGGTAGGCGTAGTTGCGGAGGAAGTCCTTGACGAACGCGACGCACCGCTCGAGCCGCCCGCCGGCGGGGCTGGCGTCCGCGTGCCGGCCGGCGGTGTCGATCCCGTCCTTCGACGCGTCGAGCTTCCACCGGCAGGCCGCCGCCTCGAACGTCATCGGTATCGTGGCGTCGGGGACGTCGCGCCCGGTGACGTACAGCCGGGCCTGGTCGCTGCCCCGCTCGCGGTCGAGGACGCACATGGTGTCGGCGGACCCGGCGACGGCCTGGGAGCCGGACAGCTCCTCGAACGGGTCCTCGCTGCGCTGCTTCCGCGTGTGGTGAACGACCAGGGCGGAGACCCCGAACGCGTCGGCGAGTTGCTTCACCTCGCCGTACGCCTCGTACTCGTCCGTGTAGACGTTCCCGTTCCCCTTCTGCGGCTTGCGGAACCGCGCCATCGTGTCGATGATGACCAGCCGGGCGTCGGCCCTCCGCTCCTCGAGCCACTCGGCGGCGAAGTAGAGCCCGCCGTCGTTCGCCCGCGGGAAGGTGGTCTGAAGGAACAGCGCGTCGGGCGGGGGCCACCCGAGCCCGCGGGACAGCGTCATCAGCCGCGACTGGAGCCGCCGCTCGGTGTCCTCCAGGGCGAGGTACAGGACCGCCCCGGGGCGGACCTCCCGGCCGTCCAGGTCGTACCCGCCGGCGACCGCCATCCCGATCAAGAGCGACAGCCACGACTTCCCGCCCTTCGGCTTCCCGCCGAGGATCGTCAGGCCGTCGCCGAGCAACCCGCCCACGGTGAACCGGGCCGGCGGGTACTCCCGGTAGAACAACTCCGCCGCCGAGACGGCCGGGCGGGCGAGGGCGAACTGGGGCTTCACGCTCCACGGCAACGTCGGCGTCTTCGGCTGGGCCGGTGCCGACGTTGTCCGGGCCGCGGCCGGTGCCGCCACCGGCTTCGGCTGCTGCCGGGCGGTGCACAGTCCCAGCCGCACGGCCTCCCGCGCCGCCTTCGCGAAGTCGCCGGCGTGGAGCAGGTGGGCGAACGCGCCGAACTTGTCGTAACACTTCCCGGCGGACAGCCGGGGGATCGACCCGCTGAACACGTACAGGGCCGGGGTGCCGTCCTTCGCCCGGTAGTGGCCGACGGTCGCGGAGATCCCGGCCTTCTTGCCGGGCCGGGTGAACCGCAGCACGTCCCCGGCCCGGCCGGCCTGGGAAAACCCGGCAGGCTCGAGGACGTCCCGCCACCAGTCGGCGGTCGTGTTGAAGTCCTTCCCCTCGGAATGCGCCTCCCGCGCCCCCTGGTCGGCCCAGGCCGGCTCGTGCGGGTGGCACATCGCGGCGATCATCCACGACGGCATCGGGGCGGGCGGGGTCTCCCACGGGGCCTTCCCCGGTGCCCACTCGTACCGCCGGCCGGAGTAGTGCAGGGAGGGCGGCATGACGCACTGCCCGCCGGTGGACTGCAGCCGCACCGTCTCGTCCCCGTCCGCGTCCTTGAACCCGACCGTCCGGGGATCGACCTCGACGCCGTCGGGGATCGCGTACACCGGGCGGCGGCCGCGGCCGGTCGCCATCTCGGCCGTGCCCGGCAGGTCGCCGGCGGACATCTCCAGGAGGGCCGCCTCGCCGTTCGGCGGGTCGACGTCCGCGGAGACGATCCCGGACGCGGTGCCGAGGGCGACGCCGACGTTCGCGTGGGGCCACCGCGTCCACCACGCCCGGATCGCCTCCGGGTCGGTCGTGGCGGCCTTCTGCCACTCCCGCGGCCGGGGGTGCTTCCCGGCGGAGGTGCCGCAGTCCCGCTCGCACGAGCACTCGCCGCGGGCGAGGTCGTGCAGGGGGATCACCCGCCAGCCGAGGTCGGCGTACCGCAGGGCGGCCGCCAGGAGCGGGTTTTCGTCGCGGTCGTCCGGCACGGCTCCGCCCCTTACGCCACGGCCACAGGGCGGCCGGATATCGCGGCTTCGACTTCCTGCCAGAACTTCCCGCACGCCTCCAGCAACTCGCCCTGCATCTCCGCGTCGTGCGTCACGGTCACGACGGCAAGTTGGTCCTCTTTCCCGAACCGCCGGCCGTCGTTGAAGCTGACGAAGTCCAGGCGGTCGAGGCCGGTGGTCAGAAGCTGCCACTGGCACTGCGGGCGGTAGTAGTCCACCACCAGGCCGGCGAGGGCCAGGTCGTGCACCTTCCAGTTCGGGCACTTCAGTTCCAGGATCCACGGCCGGGCGTCCGGCTCGGTCCGGGACCGGCACAGCCCGTCGAGCGACACCCGCATCCAGGTCGCGTCGTCGTGCTCGACGCACACCGGCGGGGCGTCGCACCCGGCCTTGACCTCGTAGAGCGTCCGGGCGAGCGGCTCGAGCCGGTGCCCGCGCCGCATCTCGAAGTTGCTCTCGCGGCCGCCGCTGCGGACCTTCTCCCGGAACACGGCCTCGCGGGTCGCGTCCTCGAACGGCGTTGGGGTGCCGAGGATCGCGGCGGCGTCGGACCCGCCGACCCCTTGTCTTCTCCAATGAAGCCACGCGAGCGAGCCCTGATCGAGCTGGAGGAGTTTCATGGGTCACTCCATCCAGGAGACGCAGTTCTCGGTCTTGCACGCCGCGTGAACGTGGCCGTTGTAACCGGAGCGGGAGAAGCCCAGCGCACCGGGTCGGCCGCACACCGGGCAGTCGATGCGGCCGTTTGCTCCGGGCGTGCCCTTCTTCCACGGGCCGCCGAGGTGGGCGACGATCGCGGCGCGGGCCTTCGTCACCCCGTCCATCAGTCGCCGGTGCTCGGCCTCCTCCGCGGCCACCTCGTCGGCCGTCGGGAACTGGCACTTGTCGCACTTCGCGCGGCCGTCCGGGTTGTACTTCTCGATGCACGGCATCGAGCGGGGCGTGGTCGTGTTGTCGAAGACGTCCTCGTACCTCACCCCGGCCTCGCAGGTGTCGTTCATCGTTCCGTTGAAGTGGACGCACTTGTTGGACTTCTTCACGCCGGGACCTCCTCGAACTCCTCGACCTCCGCGGGCTTCTTCTTCGGGGCCCGCTTCCGGGCGTCGGCCTTCGCCTTCTCCTCCCGGAGGAGCGACAGGAGCTTGAGGGCCTGCTCCGCGTTCAGCTCGCTGACGTGCATCTTCGGGTCGGGCGTGTACCCGAGTTCCTTGGCGTACTTCGCCCGGACCTCGGGCCACGACCAGCCGGGGCCGATCGCGTGCGCGGTCGTGAGGATCTCCTCGATGATCTTCGCGCCGATCTTCGCGGGCGGCGGGGGCTCGGGAGGTGCGGGCGCACGCCCGTCGGCGGGCTCGGGGTCCGGGTCGCCGGCCGGATGCTCCGGCTGCGGGGCGGGCGGAGGGGGCGAGGCCTGCTCGGGCTGCTTCTGGGGCTGGGCCTGCTGCTGGCGGGCCTTCGCCTTGGCCTTCTGGAGGGCGGCGGCGAAGGCGTCCCAGAGGGGCTTGGCCCCGCGGGGGGCGGTGATCTCGTCGGGCATCCCGTAGCGGTTCCCGGCGACGATCGCGGCGGACGCGTTGCACCGCAGGTAGCGGGCCTCCTCGCCCTTCGCCTTGTCGTCGTACACGCTCACCTTCGAGCCGAAGAAGGTGATCACGTCCGCCCACTTGTGGGTCAGGCTCCACAGCTTGTCCACGGCCTCCGGCCGCCACTGGTCCCAGTCCTTCCCGGCCGGGTTCTGGAACGCCTTGACCTTCGAGTGGTGGAGGAACAGGACGGCCATCTTGCGGCGGACGCGGACCTCGTCGAGCAGCTTCAGGAAGTCGGCCCAGACCGGGATCGCCGCGGCCATCCCCCGGCCGTAGCTGTTGAAGTCCCCCCACTTGCCCTCGAACTCCCGCTCGCACACGTGGGCCATGAGCATCTGCTCGGCCCCGTTCCCGGTGTCCAGGACGAGGGTCCGGTAGTCGTGCCTCTCCCGCAGGATCGCCCGCGCCGCCTCGACCAGCTCGTCCCACGTCTTGAAGTCGGCCGGGAAGTGCGGCGTCGGCGGCACCTGCCCCGACTCGATCAGGGACAAGAGGCCGGTCTCGCCGGCGGTCATGAGGAAGATCGGGCTCGGGGCGTGGCACCCGAAGCTCGTCTTGCCGAACTTCTCGGGGGCGTACAGGACGACGCGGGACGGGAGTTGCGGGGCTTCGGTCGTGACGGAGTCGAGCAGACCCATGGGGCACCTTCGGGAAGGACACACACTCACCACACACAGAGCGCCGGGCCGGAATCGAACCGACCCCTCCCGCCCACCGGGCGGGCGTGGGCACCAGCCCACCGCCGACGCTACGCCCCTCGTCCACGCGGGGAAGGGGCACCCGCACGCAACCGGCCGCGTCTTCCACCCCGCGGCCGGCCGTGGCTCACCCGGGGTCGGCCTGGTACCGCAGGTCCCGCTCGGCCTTCAGCCGGCGGCGCTGCACCGCGCCCAGCCCCGTCAACTTGAGCCGGTGGAGGTACTCCAGGTCCACCCGCTCCAGGAGCGCCTCGAGCGCGGCCTCGGCCGTCGTCCGGCTGAGCGTCGCCGCCGCCGGGTCGAGCACGCCGGCGGCCACCTGCGTGGCGAAGCCCAGCACGTCCTCGTCCGTCTCGATCACGATGAACCGCGTCGCCGTCCCCATGCTCTCCTCCTCCCCGGGCGGCGGGAGCCACGCGTCCCCCGCCTTGAGCGCCTGGGCCTCGGCCTCGACGCCGGTGTGGTAGCGGCACGTCAGGAACCCCGGCCGGCGGTTGCACGAGCAGGCCGTCCAGTCCCGCCGGTCGCGGAGTTCGGCCCAGCACGCGTGCGGGGCCTTCGGGTCGGCGGCCCTCACCAGGCGGTACTTCTTCCTGGGCACGGTCCACCTCGTTGATTCACCGGGGGCTGGCGGTCGTCCCTGACCGCCCGCGGTCCCTGCGTTGCCCCCGGATGTCTCGGTTACTTCACGCGGATCTCGGCCTCGGTCTCGATCCAGATCAGCTTGCGGGTGTACCCGCAGGCGTGGTCGAACGCCTCGCCCGCGCACATCCGGCAGGGGCCGAGGATCTCGACCTCCCGGTACTCGGTCGTCGGGCCGCCGCCCTCCGACACCAGGGCGGCCCCGTACTTGTCGGGGGCGTACAGCCAGTCGCGGTTCGCCCGCACCCGCCGCGTCACGCCCGCCGGCAAGGTCGCCGGGCCGGGCGGCGGTGCCGCGGGCTTCGTCGGTGCCGGGTCCATCACAACGGTCTCGGTCGTCGTCGGCTCCATCGCGTCCGCTCCTCACTGCGGGGCCGGGGAGTCCGGCCCGTGGCCTCACCAGTTCTCGCCGCCGCCCGGCGCGTCGTCCTCGTCGTCGCCCAGGCCCGCGGCCATGATCGCCGCCACCACGACGGCGAAGCACAGGTACGCCGCGACGCCGCAGAGCGTCTGGGCCAGCCCGGTCGGGGCGGCCCACACGCCGCAGGCCGCGAACGTGCCGGCGACCAGGCAGAGCCACAGGGCGGTGCGCATCGCGGGTGTCCTCGGGGTCCGCCCGGCACGGCCCGCCGCACCGGGGGTGCGGGACGGGGGAGGCGGCTCGTCGCCGCTCGTGATGCCCGGTCCCGGTCGCGCGCCGCCTAGGGGGAGCGGCGGATCGTCTGGGGACGACCGCGGGCCGTGCCGGTGGTTCTCGTGTTCGTCGTCGCCGTGTTCGTCGTCGTGCGCCCGCGGCACATACAGTCGCGGGAACAGCCGCACCGTCGCCGGGGTCGTGGTCGCGTCGGGGTTGCACTCGGGCACGGGCGTCTCCGGTCGGGGTCAGTGCGTTCCTTCGTCCCAGGCGGTGTTCGCGTCGAGCCACGCGACGAGGCTCGACCGCGAGATCAGCCGGCGGCGGGTGCCCGCGGGGATGCCGCTGGTGATCTTCCCGCCGCGGATCAGGTCCCACAGGGCCGTCTCGCTCAGGCCGCTGAACGCCACGGCCGCCTCGATCCGCAGGAGGCCGCGGCCGCGAACGACCGGGCGCGGGGCAGCAGGGCGGCGCGGTCGCTCATGGGCTACCGCCTTCCCCGCCCAGGTCGGGGGCGCACAGTTCGGCCTCCCGCTTCCGGCGGAACTCCTTGACCGCGTCCTCGCTCCGCGTCCGGTCGTATTCCTCGACCTCCGCGAGCAGCAGGTAGATGGGCTTGCCCGGACCGGGCTCGCGGCCCTCCGGCAGAACCTTGAACACGCCGCGGTCCACCAGCCCGCGGAGCGTGTCGCGGCTGATCGACAGCCGCCGGAACGCGTCCGGGAACGGGATGCTGAACGGCTTGTGAATCGTCGTCTCGTCCATGGCTTCTCGCTGGTGCTTTCCTACCGGCGACATGCGACCAATATTGGGCACAAGCTACCAAAATGTCAACCATAAATCCGCGAAGATTCCAGAAGTGTCGAGAACCAAACGGGCTACACTGGTACCAAGTCGCTCGGTAACTGGTTACCGGGCAAGGGGGATGAGATGCCGACGGGGGCCTTGATGGGGAAGCGAAAAAACTCCGACAAGGACGACTCGGATAAGCCGGCGGAACGCCTGACGGACAGCATCAAACTGCGGCCGACGTTCAAGAAGAAGTTGGAGATGGTCGCCGACGACGAGGGCCTGTTTCCCGGCGACCTCGTCGAGCGTGAGTTGGAGCAGTACGTCGAAACAAACTACGTCCGGGTGCTGCGGAAGCGACTCAAGGAAGCCGAGGGCGGGTAGGCGGTTCGTCGTCCGGCAGCACCACCAGTACCTCGGAGGGGACGCCCGGCTTGCCGGGTTTCACCATGATCGAGACGGCCTCCCACCCGGCCGGGAAGTTGGCGTCCGCGTACCTCCGCATGTCCGCTTTTATCTCTTCCGCCGTCATGGGCAACCCCCTTCCAGGTGACAGTGAACAGCCGAATACTACTCACCTTTTCATCCGACGCAAGTCGGGTGTACAAGATTCCACATTCCGATTCGTTCCGGCGAGGGCCTGACCGTGGGGACGCCGAAGAAGTCCGCGAAGAAGTCCCGCCAGCCGCGCGGGGCCGGCCCGCTGTTCTTCGACGAGGCGCGGGGGTTGTGGGTCGGGCGGGTGATCGTCGGCCGCTACCCGTCGGGGCGGCCGAAGTACCGGGAGGTGACGGACCCGACGAAAACCGGGTGCTGGGCGAAGAAGGCCGCCGTCGGCCCGCTCGCCCCGACCGCCACCGTCGCCCAGCTCGCGGAACGGTGGCACCGCGACCACGGGGGCAAGCCCGCCACCCGCGAGCAGTACGCCAGCAGCCTGCGGACGTGGATCGTCCCGACCCTCGGGCACCTGCGGCTCGCCGACGTGACGCCCGGCCGGGTCGAGTCGCTCGTGGCCGACATGGGGCGGGCGGGCAACGGCCCGGCCTCGGTCCACAGCATCCTCGCGTGCCTGCGCGCGATGCTGAACAGCGCCGTCCGCGACGGGGCGATCCCGCGGAACCCGGTGAGCGTGGCGAGGAAGCCGCGGAGGGTCAAGAAGCCGATCGACCCGTTCACGCCGGGCGAACTCGCGCGGGTGATCGCCGCCGCGACGGAGGGGGGGTGGTGCGGACGCCCGCACCCTCCCGCTCGCGCTCCTGGCGGCCGTCGGGTGCCGGATCGGCGAGGCGTGCGCCCTGGACGCGCCCGACTTCGACCCGCTGAGCGGCACGGTCTCCATCACCAAGACGGCCGGGAAGTACGGGACGGGCTCGCCGAAGTCCGCCGCCGGGGTGCGGACGGTCCGCGTGCCCGCCGCGGCCCTCCCGGCGCTCCTCGCCGCGGCGGGCGGGCGGAAGGCCGGGCCGCTGTTCCGCGACCGGTGGGGCCGGCGGGTGACCGCCCGCGACCTCCGCGACTACGTCTGGTACCCGCTCCTGACGCGCCTGGGCCTCGCCCGGCGGACGCCGCACGAGATGCGGCACGGGGTGGCCACCCACGCGATCGCCGCCGGGGTGCCGATCGGGAACGTGGCCCGCGACCTCGGCGACACCCCGGAGACCATCGTGGAGACCTACCTCCACGCCACCGACGGGGCGAGCGTGGCCGACGCGATGGACCGGCTGTTCGGTTAGGCCGCGTCGGTCGCGTGGCACACCGGACACTCCTTCCGATCCCCGCCGCGGACGATCCCGCACCCGACGCACGTCACGACACCGGGGGCCTGTACGACGCGGGGCGGGGGCAGCACCAGGTCGGGGACGGCGACGACCGCCCGGAGGGTGGCGAGCGCGGACGCCAGGCCGAAGTAGGCGGCTTGCCCGCTCGTCCACCAGGACCATTCCAGCTCGAGCGGGTGGGCCAGGTGGTCGTACAGGACCGCCGGCACCACGGCCGCGGCGCGTTCGCGGACCTCCGCCTTTGTGAGTCGCTGATACCGCGCCTTCTCCTTCACCCAGCCCCACTGCGGCTTCAACACGTCCGTCCGCCTGTGCGCCCGCTTCCTGTTGCCGGCACACCACCGCAGCGCGAATTCGAGGGGCTCCGTCCGCTCGTCCGGGTGATCGCCCAGCCAGTCGGCGGCCACCAGGAGCGGCGTCGGGTCGCCGGGGGCGGACGATTCGACCGCCGGCCACATCGCTTCGAGGTCGGTCATGGGATGCCCGTAGAGTGAGTTCGGCGTGAGTTCCGCCGGAGCGAATCCGCCGCAAGGTGAAGCGGGGAAGGTTGTTCCGCCGAACGCGGTCCCCATCACCGTATTCTACAGACCGTTAGTTCCGGGGAGTACCCGGCGGGTTTTTCCCTGGGAAACCCGCCGGCCGAGAGTCCCCGGCGGTCCCTGGGAGGATACCCATAGAGTGAGCGCCGCGTGAGGAAGCGGACTTCTCAACTCTTCTTGCCCTTCTTCGGCCCCTCCATCTCCTCCGGGATCAGGTCGCGCACCTTCACGCCGTAGGCCGCGGCGAGCTTGTACAGGGTCGCCAGCGACGGCCCCCGCACCTCCGTCTCGAACCGGGAGATGTTGACGGCGTGGACGCCGGACCGCTGCGCGGCCTCTTGCTGCGACAGGCCGGCGGCCTCCCGCGCGGCCTTCAGCAGTTTCGCCAGTCCGGGCACGGTGTCTCTCCCCATCCCGAGGTTTTAGCCGACAGGCTGGATTCTACCAGTTTAGCCACTTGACTAGCAATAGCCACTTGGCTAATATGCTCCCGGCGACGAGTGACCACACCTTCACCCAGGCAGGGAGACCGACCATGACGGCGACCGAGGTTCAAACGGCGGAGTACCGGACCGTCCGCGACGGGGCGGACAGGCTGGTGGTCTTCTACCGCTTCCCGGCCGGGCTGGAGCGGTTCGGCCGGCTCGACTGGGTGCCGACGGCCGAGAAGGGCCGGGCACCGTCCGGGCGGGCCGCGGCGGTGTTCATCCGGTGCCCGCGGGGCGAGGCGGGCTACGACTTCTCGCCCCTGTTCACGGCCGCCGACTGGTGCCGGGATCAGGGGTGGATCGTCCGGCGGCTGGACAAGCCGGAGGGGGTGTCGCCGTCGCAGTTGGAGAAGTTCCTCTTGCTCTCGCCCCTGCCGCACGACCCGCTTCCCGAGGACTGAGCCGCACGCACCGGGCCGGGCACTTCGCCCGGCCCCCAACCTGGGTGCCGACGATGCGGTTCGGGGACTGGCTGGACTACCTTTCCGGGGCGTACACCGAGGCCGAGATCCAGGGAAGAATCTCGGCCCGTGCGGCCCCCGCGGAGACGCCGATGAGGACGCTGGACGACGTGATCGACGACGCGGCCAAGAGCACGCCGCCGGTGTGCGGCGACTGCCACCACGCGCCGAGCGGCCGGTACGCCGGCCCCGCGAAGTGCTACTGCCGCTGCCACGACGCCGCGGACGCCGCCCCGGACCTGCTGGCGGCGTGCGTGGAGGGCTTGCGGCTCGCCGAAATCGCCGTCCGCCAGGGGCTGGATGGCCCCAAGAAGTTCGTCGAAGACTGCGTCCGCGAACACGTGTCGCTGGTGCAGATCCGCGCCGCCATCGCCAAGGCGAAGGGCCTGCAATGACTGCCACCCGCGACATCTACGCCCTCGCCGCCCTCGCCTGGGCGAAGGCCCAACCGGGGTGAGCCCGCGCGATTCGTCGAAGTCGGGCGGCGACCGCGTTTTCCCAGGCGATTTTGCCCATTTCGGGAAATCTCTCCCAAAATACACTTCTGGTGTTGCACCGGGGATATCCCCGGTGTATATATTAGCGTGTCGGGTGCGAGGTGTGCCCGAAACGAAGTGGGGCCGGCGGTGCTGCTAACACCCCGGCCCCGGCCAAACCCCTGGTAAGAGGAGTCTGACATGGTCGAGATTATCACGAACCCGACCCGCGAGCAACTGGTGGCGGCGTTCGCGAAGGCGACGGAGGCGGCGAACGCCTCCGGCCGCACGCGGCTGGTGGACGAGCGGAACGAGTACCGGGCCGACCGGGTCATGTCGCTCGGCCACGGGTGCCACCAGGCGGACGGCGGCGGGGTGGCGAACAGCTACGGCCACCGGGCCGAGTCGAGCGTCCTGGCGTATGCGTGGTACACCCGGACGGACGGGGTCAAGGTGGTGCGGATCGCGGCGGACCGGGTGGGCGTCAGCGGCCGGCACGTCACGAGCCTGAATCTCGGCACGCGGGCGCAGCAGGACAAGTTGACGGACGCCTGCCCCGCGGCGCTGGTCGAGTCGAGCCTCTTCGCGGTCTACTCGCAGAACCGCACCGGCGTCCCCGCCGGGTTCCTGCGGAGGGTCAACAAGACGCCGGCCGAATCGACGAACTGGCTGGCTCTCGCGGATTGGCTCGACGAGCAGAACGGCCCCGCCCCGGTCGTCGCGCACCCCGGCCAACCGTCCGACGCTGATCTTGCCGCCCTGATCCGCGGGGCCGTCTCCTCGGTCGAGTGCGGCTGTTAATCACCTTCACCGCCCCGGCCGCGTTCGGCCGGGGTTCCCCCGAACACCGGAGCCTACCCATGCCGACGACGAAACAGCGCACCATGATCCCGATCGAACCCGCCCCGCTCGCCGTCGCGGGCTGGGACGTGACCCCCGGCGACGACGGCCGGCGCGAGGGCGTCACCACGGCGATACTCGGCACCGTCAACCGCTTCGCCGCCCTGGTCGAACAGGCCGGGCGGGAACTCGACGCGGTCCTGACCCGCGACGAGTGGAACGCCCTCGCCGACGCGAACAACGGGTGCTACGACCTGTTCGACCACGCCGAGCCGATGACTTCGCCACTCACGATCCTGTGGGCGAACGTGCAGGATTCGGAGGGGTTGGGCGAGAAGTGGGGCATCGACCCGCGGGCGCTGGTCCGCAAGCTCAAGGCGCTCGCACCGCTCCACGGCGAGGCGATTTTGGCGGCGGTGCGGTGGTTCTGGCACCACTGCGACGCGATCGACCACCAGAAAGACGAGTGGTGGGCACCGTCGTTCCGGCGGACGGCGGTGAAAGAGGGCTAACCCCGCCCCCGATCACACGCGCCCGCCGTCACCCCGGCGGCGGGCGGGGCGTATACCAGTGCCCGCGGGTGCGGGCCTAACACGAGGAGAGAGACGATGGCGAGTACGACGCAGACGGGGGCCTGCCGCGTGTGCGGCACCGAGCAGTATCACACCAGCCCCGACACCTGCGGGACGTGCGGGGCGGATTACACGCCGCCCCAGGTGCCCGACCTGATCGTGACGCGCCATCGGGGGGCGGTCGAGTGGCTAGTTTCGGGCGGCGTCTCACGGATGGGCGTCCTGCCCCCGGCGGACGGCGGAACGGATTGGCACGGCCGGTGGTCGGCGTGGCCGACGCGCGATACCGCCGACCCGAAGCCTTACGACCGAGTCAGGTACCTCGTCCCGGTCGCCGGCCCCGAAAGTTGGCGGACCGTCGCGGACGTGCCGGTCAAGGCTGAGGTGTCGGCCGACGACGTGCGCGGCCGGCACGTCGTCGGCAACCTCCCCCTCCACCTCGCGGCGATGTGCGCGAGCATCACGGCGATCGAGTTCGACGGCCCGCCGCCGCGTGGCGCGGAGTACACGGCCGACGACATGGACCGGGCGGGCGCTCGCTTGCGGGCGTACCGCGTGGTCGCCGCCTGACTCCGCCCCGGAAACGACGCGGCCCGCGGTTCATCGCCGCGGGCCGTCGCCTTCCAACATCGGCCGGAGCGGTCGCGGCTCACCTCTCCGCGACCAGCGCCACGAGCGCACCCCTCTCACAGACCGCGGCCGGGTGACTCACCGCCGCACGAACGCGGCCCAGAGGATCAGCAGCAGCAGGGCCGCGGCGGTCGCCTCGCGGAGCAGGCCCGGCCAGTCGTGGTCGCGTCGGCGCATGTCGTCTCTCACTTCCCCGGCGGGCGCTTGTCGAGGCCCGCCGCGCGGAGCAGTTCCGCGAGGTCATCGACGTGGAGACAGTCGCACAGGCAGGCCGAGTACCCCGCCCCCTGAATCGGTGCGATCTGTCCATTGCAGTGGTCGTTGCCCGGCTTGGCGTCGTACAGGACGCCGAGGGCGACGGCGGTCGCCCCGCTCCCGTACCCGCCGATCATCACGATCTTGTCGCCGTTCGTCGCCTCTCGGCCATTTCGATAGTGCACTAGTTGTCTCCAAGGAAAAGGGGAGGGGTGCCGATTGACACCCCGCTGTCACTCACCACGGCATCGCGACGCGCGGCGGGCACACGCCGCCAGGGCACTGCGACTGCTGCGGCACCGGGAACGCGAACGGGAGCGGCGGCGCGAACCGCGGCACCGCGAGGGCCGGCGGCGCGGGCGTCGGGGTGGGCAGGTCGCGGGTGACGGCCGGCAACTCGCCGCCGTCCGCCTTCCCGCCGATCAGCGACCGCAGCACGGCCTCGACGATCGCGCGGATGAGGCCGCTCCAGTCGATCGCCCGCGTCCCGGCCGCGGCCTCGGTGAGAGCCCGGTCCATCTGCTCTTTGACGGCCCGCTCGATCGCCTCGCGGTCCACGGTCGCGCCGCCCGGCGTGCCGAGCTTCGCCCCGACCGGCTTGCCGTCCTTGAAGGTCACGACAACGGCCACGTCGCCGGTGAACCCGCCCGGCGGCGGCGGCGGGGGCGGCGGAACCGTCCCGCCCGCGGCGACCAGCTTCGCCGCGTCGGGCAGCCCCCACCCGAACGCGGCGTCCCGGCCGACCGGCCCGAGATCCTTGCACGCAGCCTTGAGCGCCGCGCGGAACGCGGCCGGGCGGTCCTTCTTGGGGATCTCCGGGTGAGCCGCCACCCAGAGCGCCGCCAGGCCCGCGACGTGGGGCGTCGCCATGCTGGTGCCGCTCATGGTCGCGTACTGCCCGCCCGGATACTGCGAGCGGATGTCCTTGCCCGGCGCGGCCACGAACAAGGCCGGGCCGCGCGACGAGAACCGGGCGATCGCGTCGGCGATGTCCGTGGCCCCGACGGCGACGCACTGCGCGTACCCGCCCGGATACCCGACAGTCCCTTCCGCCGGCCCGTCGTTCCCGGCCGCGGCGACGACGATCACCCCCAGGGCCTCGGCCTCGGCGAGCGCCGGCGGCAGGTAGGAGTCTCGCCCCCCGCCGCCGAGCGACATCGAGATCACGTCCGCCCCGCGGTCCTTCGCCGCCCACCTGATGCCGGCGGCGATCCCGTCCACCGTGCCCGACCCGTCGTCCCCCAGCACCTTCCCCGCGATCAGCCCGGCCTCGGGCGCGACGCCGTAGTTCACCCCGCGGGCCAGCACCCGCCCGCAGCAGTGGGTGCCGTGGCCCTGGCGGTCCGTCACCCCGAACCGCGAGCCGGTGAAGTTCTTCAGGTCGTCGGGGCCGGCGATCGCCGCCGCCAGGTCCGGGTGGCTCGGGTCCACGCCGGTGTCGAGCACGGCGACCTTCACCCCCTTGCCCTTCGTGACGAGGTGCGCGGCGGGGGCGTTGAGTTTGCCCACCCCCCAGTCGACGCCGTCCGCCTCGACGCGGTAGACGCGCGACGGCCGCAACTCGTCGGGGGGCAAGACGATCACCGGCGGGTCGGCGGCTGGCGGCTGCGCCCCGGAGGCTGGCACCGCGGCGACGGCGGCGGCCAGCGCCGCGAACAGCAACACAGCCAGCGTCCGGACGAAATACCGGGCCGACCGCGCCGACGCCGGGGCGGGGCACCAGACGCCGGTAGTGACGAACATCGTCGCGGGGTAGGTCAGACGGGAACGCATCGTCTATCGTCCTTCCGGCTTCGCCGGCTTGGTGGGGATCTTGGGCGCGGAACTCACGTCCCGCGGCACCTCGCCGCGGGGGATCGTGTACGTCGGGGCAGGCGGCTGCGGCGAGCAGACGTAGGCTGCGGCCAGTTCGATCAGCAGGGCCAGCACGGGCTCAATCACGGCACGCCTCCGAGATTCGCGGGGCACTCCACCGGGCAATTTCAATCCACCGGTCGTGTGCGCCGGCCGACACCAGCCACGCGTCACCGTCGGCCACAGCGCCGCACGCGAACCAGTTGTCGCAGTACCAGTCGGCCGGTCTGGTCTCAGGATCGCCGACCTTTACCGGGTGCGGCGTCATCCTGAGCGGCGAGAACGGCGGCGCGGCCTCGAACTCGTACACGCCGGTGGTGTACGTCAGCCGGCCGGCGTACTTCCGCCGGCCGTGGAACCAGCTCACGAACCGGTCGCCGACGCGCACCGGCGACGCCCCGCCGCGGAGCAGGCCGCCGGACCACGGGAGCGGGTTCGGGCTCTCGGCGACCACCCAGGCCCGCTCACCCTCGACGCGCACGACGACGTGCGGGCGGATCGAGTACACGGCGTACAGGTCGTTGTCGTGCTCAAAGAACCCCCAGTTCTTCTGCCAGGTCTCGCCGAACTTCGGGCACGCCCAAACCGCCTCGGTCGTGAGGTCGTCGCGGAGCCGCGCGTACAGGATCTGCGTCGGCCCGGTCTTGCCCTGCACCCCGGCGAAGCAGACGTGGAGCCGGTCGCGGAACACGAACCACCGCGGGTCTTCCCGCCCCCACCCGGCGAGCGGGTGCGACAGGTTCAGCTTCACCGACCGGCCCGGCGCGGGCGTCAGGTCGTCGCGGAGTTCCCGCGCCCACACGTCGAGTCGTCGGGGATCAGCACGGACGGCACGCCGCCCGACGGCGGGATCGGCCGCGGCGGGGGTGCGTCGTCGGCCGCGTGGGCGAGCGCCGGGCAGGCCATGAGGAGCAAGAGCGTGATTCGCAGTCGCATTGGTCGTCCTTCCGGACTTGGTGGGGTGGGTGCGGGCGTCCGCACCGTCGTGCACGCGGGGCGGCGGGCTCCGGTTTGCGGCACGGACTTACGGGTGGTAGAATGCACGGAACAGCCACGCCACCCCGCGAGCCCTGCCCATGCCCGACCTGGCCGCCCCCGCGCCGGTGTTCCGCCTGGCGGACGCGCCGGCCGAGCACCGCGCGTTCCTGCTCGACGCCCGCGAGTCGATCCGCTCGCTGCTCGCCCGGACCGCCGCGAACCTGCTCCGGGTCGGCCAGCTGCTCGCCGAGGCCCGGGCCCGCGTGGGGCACGGGACGTTCCAGGCGTGGGCGGACGCCGAGTTCCCGTGGTCGCTCAGCACGTCCCACCGGCTCATCGCGATCGCTCGCGTGTTCGCCGACCCCGGCCGTTCGCGTCAAATTGACGCGTTCGACCCGTGCGCGCTCTACGCCTTCAGTTCCGCCACCTGCCCCCCGCCGGCCCGCGAGCACGCCCTCCAACTCGCCGCCGACGGGGTGCGGATCACGCACCGGGTGGCCAAGCAGATCCTCCGCGCCCACCGGCCCGAGCCGCTCCCGACGCCGCGGGAGGCCCGGGAGATCCTGGCGGCCAGCCCGATCAAGGCCCCGCCCCCGTCCGTCCTGGCGGCCCTGCGGCCGGAGACGCCCGACGAGGCCGCCTGGCGGGCGCTCGCGGCGATGGTCGACGCGGGCGCGATGGTGAAGGCGGCGCGGATCGAGGAGGAGGGCACCGACTGCGAGGACTCCCAGCCGCTCTACAGCGTCACGGTCCTGCGCGCGCCCGAGGACGGGGGCCCGTCCAACCACGTCCGGCGGACGCTCGGCCAGGCGGTCCTGGCCGCGGCCGGGCGGGAGCCGCGGAAGGCGTGCCCGGGGTGCAAGGCCGACAAGCCGGTCGGGATGTTCGGGGCGAGCCGGCGGAACGCCGACCGGCTCAACACCTACTGCAAGGCGTGCGAGCGGCCGCGGATCCGCGCGGCGAAGAAGGCGGCGCGGGCGCGGAAGGCCGTCTGACGGCCGCCATCAGCTCCGCCGCGGCCGCCGCCAGGTCGAGCCCCCACTGCGCCGCGAGCACGAGCAGGTCGGCGTACACCTCGTTCGTCAGCCGGTAGTCGGCCCCGTCCTCGCGGTACGCCGCGGCCAGGTGCCGCGACCCGCCCGGCACCGGCCCGTTCCCGCGCGGGTCCCTCGCCCGCACCTTCGCGCACTGCCCGGCGAGGAAGCGGACGCGGGCCCGCGGCGGCAGGCGGTGCAGGAGGTGCCACATCTCGCGGCGGTCGTCGAGCGTGTCGAGTTGGAGGATGGGACTACTCACGGCGTTACCGCCCCGAGTTGGAACGGGTTGGTCACGGGGCCGGCGAGGTTGTACCGGTACTGGGCGTAAGCCCACGTGCAGCCGGCCGGGGCGTACAGGTAGATTTGGAACTTCAGCACCGCGGTCGCCGTCACCACCACCCGCCCGACGGCGGTCGCGGTCCCGACGTGCTCGACGCCGGTCACGGTCGTGCAGATCGCGACCCCGCCGTCGAGAATGCCCCCGGTCGTGACCGTCCCGGAGACGGCCGCGAGTCGGCACAGGATCGCCGGGGTCGTTGTGCCGGCGAACGCGCTCAATTCGCCGCTGACGACCAGATTCGCGCACACCAAGTAGTCGCCCGGCGGGAGGGTGATCGAAGACCCGAGGCCGGGGGTGTGCCAAGTGTTCGCCGTGGTCGTGGTGTCGCGGAGGGTGTTGTCGGTGGCCCCGGAGACCGAGCCGTCCCCGCCCGGCGGCCACGGCAGCGGCAGCCCGCCCAGCGGGTGAAACTTCTCGACCGCCCCGTCGGGCTGTGCCCGCACGACCGTCCGCATCGGCCCGCCCTTGTCGTCGAAGCCCACCTCGCCGACGGTCGGGCCGAGGATCGTCACCCCGGACGGCTGGAAGTCCCGGTACTCGACCAGGAACCGGTCGTCGAACCCCCGCTGCTTGCGGGCCCAGTCGTCGGCCCGCTCCCGCGCCCGCGTCGCGAGGGTCGCGCTGTTGCTCGGCGTCCCGGTCGCCCCGAGCGCGGCCGAGTCGTCGTCGAACTGGACGTAGGTGCCGGCGACGACGCCGGCCGCCGTCGGGAGGGTGACGTCCACCGTGTACCACGGCGAGGAGCCGTCGGTCGGGAGCGGGTAGCGGCGGAACCGCACGCGGACCTTCTGCGGCCGGCGGCCCCGCTCCGGCTCGACGGGGTAGGCGTCCCAGGTCCGCAGGCCGTCCCGCTTGAGGCGGGCGACCGCGGCGTCGGCGGCGGCGGCGACGTCCCCCAGCCGGACCAGGGTGAACGAGTCGGCGACCGGGTCGTACCGGACCGCGCAGGCCAGCCGGTCGGCCACGTCGCACAGGGCGGCCCACGCGAACGACCCGTAGTACGTCAGGTTCTCGGGGGTGCCGTGCGGGGTGAACGGGACGGCCGGGATGGAGATGCCGAGGGTGGTGCAGAGGTCGTTGACGACCCCGGACCACGTCCACGCGCTGCCGGCGTTCTTCGTCTGGGCCTGGTAGTCCCCGCCGTCGGCCGTCTTGACGTTGTACCCCTTGTCCACGGGGATTCGCGCGAGGTGCACCCGCCGGTCGGCGGCCTCGCACTCGAACGCCGCGAGCGGGCCGTCCTCGTGGCCGGGGGTCACGCAGACGGCCTTGACCAGGGTGAGCCGGGCGAACGAGATTCGGTTGCCGGCGTCGTCCTCGAACGTCAGGGCGTGGTCGGCGGCGGTGCCGAGGGCGTCCAGGTCGCGCTTGCGCAGGAGGAAGTGCGCCGACCCGTGTCTGCGCCCGAGCGGGCAGCGGTAGGTTCCGGCCCGGCCGAACCACGGGTCGGTGGGGATTTGCGGCTCGGCCGCGCGGCAGGCGTCGGCCAGCGTCCGGGGGTCGGTACACGCGAGGGTGCCGAAGAAGTGCGCCATGCGGACGACCGTACCCGAAACGGCGCGTCACACCGCCGCCGCGAGCTGCCGCCCGGTCGGCACCCACCCCTTCGGCAGCGGGAAGGGCGCGCGGGTCGTGAACGCCGGGCGGGCCGGCGGGACGCCGGTCTCGAGCCACCGCCGGGCCTCGCGGACGCCGGCGTCGGCCGCGTCCTCGGTCGTGCGCGGGATCAGCAGGCACCGGCAGTTCCACCCGCACGGCGGCCAGTGGGTGCCCCAGAGCGGGTCGTCGGCGCGGTAGTACGCCGTGCCGTCGATCCCGAGCGTCTCCATCGCCAGGTGCTCGGGCCGCACCCGGCCGTCGTGCGTCGCGGTCCACTCGACGTACGGGAACTCGTCGGCGACGAGCGGGTGCCGGAGTACGTCCTGCTGCCCGGCCGAGTACGCCCGCGCGACCTGCGTGCGGTAGACCGCCTCCACCTGCTTCGGGCCGAGCGCCGACCCGACCGCGTCGGCGACCGCCTGTTTGAACTGCTTGGCCGTCCCGCCCCCCGTCACGTCCGCGGCCACGGCCCGCCGCACGGCCTCGACCGCGGCGACCGACTGGACGCGGGCCACGGTGAACGCCACGGCCCGGGCCTGGGCGTCGAGGGCCTCGAACTCCGGCCGGGTGTAGTCCAGGCGGGTGGCGAGGTGGCGGGCGGCCCGCTCGAGCTGGGGGAATCGCAGGCCCGGCCCGTCACCGGGTTCGGCCGGGAAGTACCCGCCGGGCGGGGGCGGGGCGGGCGTGCCGGGCGGGTCGGCCGCCGGACGATCGGACGGCGGGCGGTAGCTGTCCGGCGGCCGGTCGGCGCGGGCCAGCGCCCTGACCTGGTCCCGCCCGGCGTCGAGCCACGCGAGGATCTGCCCGGCGGCGAGTGTCCGGGCGAGGAGCGGCTCGGCGCGGGCCAGTTCCCGCCGGGCGAGGCTCACCAGCTGGTTGCGGTCGCGCGGGGGCAGGGACCGGGCCGCGCGGAGGATCCGCCGGCGGGCCTCGGCCGCCAGGGCGAGCGCGGACGCGAGGGGGTCGCGGGCCACGTCACGCCCCCGGGGTGTCGTCGGGGTCGTCAGCGGCCGAGACCAGTTCGCCGGTCTCGGCGTTCCGCCAGGCGAACACGCCGGCGGAGAAGTCGGGCACCCAGGAGAGGTCGCGGGCGGTCAGCCCGGCCGCCGGAGCTTCCGCTCGGCCGGCGTCCGGGGCGGGGCCGATCACGTCGGCGTAGGTCGGCGGGAGCTGTTCGACCTCGACGACTGCGGGGTTGTACTTGTTCTTCGCAGGGGTGACGCCGACGACGCGGAGCCGGCTGTTGTGCGGCAGGAGGAACTCCCGCTCGCTGCCGGCCTCCTGCTCGGCGGCGACGCTCTCGAGCGGGAGGGCGGAAGACGCCCGGATCTCGAACACGACCCCCGTGTCCTTCTCCGGGTCTTGCGGCTCCATTGCGAACGAGTCGGCGGTGTCCCGGTCCGCCGACGTGCTCATGTACCCCGGCTGCGTGTACGGGGTGCCGCTTTCGAGGGACGCCCGAGCGTCGGCCAGCACTTTCGCGGCCTCGTCGCCGGTGAGGGACAGGCCGCGGTAGAGCGGGTGGTCGGGGGTTGTCGCGTGGTCGCGGAACGCGGCCCGGAGCGTCCGGTGCAGGCGGCCGGCCTCGGCTCGGTCTTCGGCCGTGAGGTCGTGCCGGGCGAAGTCGTGGGCGTAGTCCGACCGCCCGCGGAGGACCGCGTTGAGTTTCGCGTAGACGGGCTTGCCGGGATCGGTGTAGTCCCGCAGGGCGGACGCCTGTTCCGGGGTGAATTGGTCGGGCGGGGCCGGATTCCCCGGCTCCGCCGCCTTCGGCTCGCGCCCCGCCGCCACCACCCCCCGGACGTGGTCGAGCAACCGGGCGACGAGTTCGGCGTGGCGGCGCTTGCCGCCGGCGTTGGCCCCGAACCGCCGCCGGACGGCCCTGAGTTGCGGGACGGTGAGCGCGGCCATGTTCGCCGCGAGCGCGTCCACGTGCTCTTTCGTGCCGCCGTCCTTCTCGATCGCCGCGAGCGCCGTGTGCGCCTCCTCCGCGCTGGCCCGCCGCTTCTCCCGCTTCTCGCCCGGCCGGTCCCCGCCGTACACCACGCGCCCGGTCTCGGTGTTCTTCCACCCGCGGCCGCCCCGCGCGCCCTCGTACGGCACCCAGGACAGTTCTTTGCCGCCCAGGACCGACTCCAGCCGCCCGCCGTCCTGGGACAGGTCCGCCAGCGCGTCGAGGTGGTCGGCCGCCGCGTCGGGCTTGCCGCGGGCCGTCGCCCGCAGTTGCGCCGTCGCCATCGCCACGACGATCGCGGAGACGATCTCCCGCTTGGTGTACCGGCCGATCTTGTCGGCCGCGCCCTGCGGGTCGTGCGCGGGGTCGAGCGAGGCGGCGTCGAGGACCGGGCGGTCGGACAGCTGCTTCGCGGCGGCGGCCCGCAGCGCCGCCGTGACGGCCTCCGCGGTCGCCCCCACCGGCAGCCCGAGCGAGTCGGCCAGGTCGGAGAGGATCCCCGCGAGGACCTCGCCCGCCTCGGCGTAGGGGTCGGCCGGGGTCGCGGACAGTTCCGCCCCGCCGGCGAGCTTCTTCTTCGCGTACAGCAGAGCCCGCGCGAGCAGCTTCGAGCCGATCGAGATCGCCAGGTGGGTACTGATCCCGGTCGCGTCCTTGACGGCGTCGTGGACCTTCGGGCCGGCCGCGCCCGCCTCGGCGTTGTACATCCCGCCCCACTTGCGGACGTCGTCGGGGGTGTCCAGGACGTCCTTCGCGAGTTCGATCACCCGCAGCGCCGCCGGCGTCGCCCGGAGCATCCGCATGTACACCTTCGCCGCGGCGGTGGTGACCCGGTCGCCGGCCTTCGCCCAGACGGACGGGTCGGCCAGCTCGGGGACGTCCGCCCTGAGGCCGGCGACGGCGTCGGCGACGTGCGCGGCCCGGTCGGGGTGGTCGGGTGCGGGCGCCCGCACTCCCCCCGGCTTCTCGGCGAACTTCCCGTGGTCGCGGTTTACCTCGCTCTCGTCGAACGCCGCCGACAGCTCGCGGACCCGGTCGGCGAGCCGCTCGACGGCCGCGGCCACCGGGTCCTGCGGCAGCCCCTTCGCGTCGAGCGCCGCCCGCGCGTCGGAGAGCGCGAGCGGGGCCTTCTCCTCGGGTTCTTCCTTCCCGCCGCCCGCGCCGCCGAACAGCCCGGCGAGCGGGTTCTTCCCCTCCGACCCGCCGGGGCCGGCGGTCGCCTGCTTCTTGATCTCCTCGGCCAGGGAGAGGGGCTCGAGCTCGTACCACGCGCCGCCGAAGTTGAGCCGCACGAGGTGCCGCAGGACGAGGCGGTCGAACTCCTCGGTGATGGTGCCGGCCAGCTCGTCCACGCTCCCGAAGAACGCCAGGAGCGGGATCATCCGCCCGGACCACCCGCTGCCGACCTCGGACGCCTCGAGCACCTCGGGCGGGATGCCCGCGCCGATGAGCATCTCGCGGTCGAGGTCCTGGGGGTATTCGCGCAGGCCGGCCACGTCCGGCTGCCCCTGCGCCCACTCCACGTCCCACTTGTACTTGCCCGAGCCGTCCGGGTGCGTCTCGCTGTTGATCGCCAGGCGGCTCCCGGCCTCGAGGGCGTCGAGGGTCTCGTTGGCGATGTCCTGGTTGTCGCGGCCCTCGGGGTTCTCGTCGGTGACGTCGCCGCGGCCCTCGGGGTAGCGGAGGACGGCCCCGCGGAAGCTGGCCGTGCGGAACCACGTCCGGCGGCTCTGGACCGCGCCGTTGCGGCCGCGCTTCTCCAGCCACGGTTCGAACATGCCGGCGAGGACGGGGAAGTCGTAGTACCGGCCGAACTCGCCGTGCCCGGCGAACCAGAAGGCGTGCGGGGCCGCGACCGCCCCGCCGCCGACGCCCGACAGGGTGAACCCGGCGAACTGCCCCTCCCGCCGGCCGCGGGCGAACTCCCGCGGCTGGGCGTCCGGCGGGTCGACGGCCTGGACCCGGTCCAGGTGGACGAGCTTCGTCCGCCGGTCGTACCGGAACTCCGCGCCGCCGGGGGCGAACCCGTACCGGAAGTACCGGGACAGCAGCCGCGGCAGGGACCGGCTCCAGAACCGGCGGGCCGCGTCCTCGACGAACCGCTTCACGCGCGGGTCGTCGGACTTCGCGGCGTGCTTCACCATCCGGTACGGGGCCCGCCACATCCGCTCGACGAACCGCACCTGCGGGTCGCGGAGCATCCGCGGGATGTCGTACCACGTGAAGTACGGGGAGTTGTCGATCGCGGCGGACGGGTACCCGTACCACATGCCGCCGGACGGCTTGTAGCGGGACGTGGGGTTCTTCGTGAACCGGGCCTTCTTCTTGCGGCCGTCGTCCGGGTCGGGCGGGGCCGGGGCGGACGTGGTCGGGGGCATGTCAGCCGGCCTCTCGCGGGGTCAGGTTCGGCCGCTCGCCGCGGCGCATCTTGTCGGCGAGGCGGGCCGAGAGGCGGTCGGCGGCCGCGGCCTCGCTCCCGGTCGCCTCCAGCACGAGGGCGTGGTACAGGTCGTCCGACTCCACCCCGGCGGCCAGCTCCTCCTCGGCCGCCAGCACCGGCAGCGCCGCCGCCAGGGTCAGCCGCTCGGCCGGGCTCAGGGCGAACGGGTTCAGCCCGTAGAACCGGGCGAGCCGGGCGGAGGCGAGGCCGGGGCCGGCGCGTGTTTTTTTTTGAACTCGGCGACCTCGTCCATCACCCGCGACGCGACCGCGAAGCCGACCCCGTGCGAGATCCCGGGCAGGCCCTTGGCCGCGAGGAACGAGCACCACTGCGCGCCCAGCTCGGCCGCGTCCTCGAACTTCTCCCGCAGGCCCACGTAGGTGTTGTGCGCCTCGTACAGGTCGAGCTCGGCCGACGCCTCCCCGACCCGCACGGTCAGGAGCCCGTCGTCCTCGGGGAGCGTGAACGTTCTGGACACGGTGCGATCTCCGCGGTAGCGTGGGCGGGGGTGGTCAGGCACGAGGGTACGCGGAACGGGAGGGTCGGGCGGTGCCGTACGTGAATTGTCCCCACTGTGACGCCAAGCAACTCGTCCCCGCGGACATGCTCGGACTGATGGTAGAGTGCCGCGGGTGCAAACACGACTTCGAGGCCGAAGGCGACGACCCGCCTCCCCGCCGCACGGCGGGGAGGCGCCGGCGGAGCGGCGGGGAGGCCCCGTGGGGCTTGCTGAAGTGGGTGTCGGTCGGCGTCGGGGCGGCGCTCATCCTGATCGCCATGAACCAGCTCCTGATTCACTCCCCGGCCTACAGCGCGGTCGCCTGCTTCTGCGCCATCCTCGGCCGCATCTTCCAGGCGGAAGAGCACCGCGGCTGAGTCACCCGCCGCGCATCGGGTTGGGCGGCACGGCGATCGGCTTTTTGGGCAACTCGGGCAGTTGGTACCGCAGCCGCCACGACGCGGTGTAGATCGGGAACACGCCGCCTGCGAGCCAGACGCTCTGGCGGAACCCCTCGCCGCGGTCGATGCGGTTCGCGGGGACGGGCTTGAGCCCCCCGGCGTCGAGCAGGCGGGGGCAGGGGATCGGGTGCGCGGCGCGGGCCGCCCGCCCCACCAGGTGGACGAAGGCCGTCGCCTTCGCCCTCCGCTGGACGCCCCCGACCGTCTCGTTCTCGATCCGCCCGCCGACGTTCTGCAAGACGTCCGCGGGCATCCTGGCCCCGAACGCCTTGTTCGCGTCGAGGGCGGGGCCGGCGAGGTCGTCGGCCGAGCCGAACACGTCGTCGTCGGCCGTCAGCGGCTTGGTCGGGAGCGTGGACACGGGCACCGTGCCGTTGTCCACCTCGAGTTGGATGTCCTGCCAGTAGTCGAGCCAGCTCGCCGCGGCCCGCGGCGGGGGGAAGGTCTCGCGGATCAACTCGGAGACGTTGACCGGGCGGGCGACGCCGACCGGCGACGGGCCGTACGGCAGCGAGTCCGGGTCCGGCCCGCGGACCGTCCGCAACTCCGTGACGCCCGCCCGGCACAGGTCGACGATCCCGGGGTCGTCGCCCACGTCGAACACCAGCTTCGCGCCCCCGCGCGGGTGCAGGGCGGTGTTCGCCAGGGACGCGGCCCACAGCCGCCAGTTCGAGTCGGGGACCGGCCGCCAGAGGGCCGACGCCTTCAGGATGCCGTCCTTGAGCTCCCGCGGGAACGTGTACGTGAGCGTGAAGTTCGCGAGGTTCTCCCGGCCGTAGATCGAGGGCTCGGACAGTTCGATCGCGACCGGGACGACCGCGCCCGAGTCCTTCCCCAGTTCGCGGCCCGTCGCCTTGACGCGGTCGGCCACGAGGGTTTTGAAGAAGTGGCTCGCCGCGACGATCCCGCTCGCCGACTTGCCCAGGGTGTAGCTGGCGTTGAGCGTCCCGGCCCAGCACGCGTTCCCGGACAGTGCGACGCTCCGCACCGCGTGCGACGCCTGCACATCGATCACGCCGGCCGGGGGGATGTTCTTCCCCATCTCCTCGTCGACGATCTCGAACGTCAGCCGCTGCCGGTCGTCGGACACGACCCACGGGCCGTACGCCCGGCGGAACCCGGCCAGGAGGTCCGGGTTGATCCGCTCGCGGTAGTAGTCCGGGCTGTCGAGGAGCTGCCGCCCCTCGCCGGGGCCGCGGGTCTGGGGGATCATCAGCTCGCCGGCGAGGCGGCGGGTCGTGTACCCGAGGCGGTCGACGTCGTAGGTGGCGGCGAAACTGAACGCCATGAGCGCGAACTGGAACTTCGCCAGGGCGCAGCTCGGGATCGCGGTCTCGAGCGACCACACGAGTTCGCACGCGACCCCGCCGCCGAGCGGCCGGAACGCGACCTCCCGCGTCTTCGGCCCCCACGTCACGTCCTTCACGCTCCCGACGTTCACCTCGAGGTCGAGGCCCGCGTCCAGGTAGCGGAACGGCTTGCCGTTCTCCAGGATCTTCCGCCGCAGGTTGAGCGTCTGCGCGGCGGTCGTCGCGGACGAGATGCGGGTCTTGAAGGTGAAGGCGTAGACCGAGTGGGTGACGGTGCGGCCGTCGCGGCTCTCGACGGGGGTGATGCGCAGGCCGGCCGTCTGCGTCATCGCCCCGAGCGCGACGCCGTTGTACTGGATGGTGACGGTGGCGGGGAGCGGGGTGGCCATCAGTCGAGCCCCAGCATCGGGAAGGCGAGCCGCTGCGCGGCGGCGCGGGCCGCCGGGTCGGGCCGCAGGTCGTTCGGGTCGATCCGCCCGACCACCCCCTCGCCGAAGTCGCCCAGGTCGAGAACCTGCTTCATGAGTTCGTTCAACTCGCCCGGCTTGGGGCCGAGCGGGTTCGCGGCCTGGTAGAGCCGCCAGACGGCGTCGAGCGTGGCGTTGATCCCCTCGAGCAACTTCTTGAGCGGCCAGAGCGCCGCGCTGACGACGCCCCCGCCGGCCTTCAGGGCCGGGGTGATCAGTTTCACGAGGCCGGTGACCGCCTGCAGGATCTCCGAGCCGATCGCCACCACCTCGCCGAGCGCCTGCTTGATCGGAAGGAAGGTGTCCCGCAGGTTCTCGTCGGTCTTGCTCCTGGCCTCGGTGATGCGGGCGACCGGCCGCCCCAGCGCGTTCGCCTCCCGCACGTCGGCGAGGGTCTCCCGGGCCTGCGCCCGCGCCCGCGCCCCGGCGACGTCGCCGCTGAACGCGGCGAGCACCTTGCCCCGCTCGACGAACGCGTCGGCGACCTGGCCGAACGCCCGGACGCTGGTCGTCGCGGCCTTGAGGGTGGCACTGGCCGCCCGGCCCGCCGGCCCGAGCTGCGCCAGCCCCTCGGCGGCCCTGTCCGCGGCCGTCCCGAGGGCCTTGGCGTTGTTCCCGGCGGCGAACTGCGCCGCGACCGGGGCGGCCTCCGCGGCCCTCTCCGCGCGGGCCAGCCGCCGCTCGCCCTTCTCCCCGAACTCGGCCTGCCGACGGGCCCTGGCGGCCTCTCCGGCGAGCTTCGCCTCCTCCCGCCGCAGGGCGACGCCCTCCCGCTGCTGGGCGAGGTAGGCGCCGTCGGACAGGCTGTCGCGGAGCTGCTCGTTCGCCTCGCGGAGCTTCGACAGGCTCTCGGCCGTCGTCGTGACCAGCTTGTTCTGCTCGGCCACGAGGTTCGCGGCGAAGTCCGGGTAGTCGACCGCCTTCGCGCCGGGCGGGGGCTCGGGCGTCTTGGGCCTGGGCAGTTCGACGGCCGGGGCGACGTCGTACCGCTCGCCCGGCTGCATCACCTCTTCGCCGCCCTTCGCCACGTCCCGGAAGCCGTAGATTTCCGGCTCCCGGCGGGGCGGCTCGCGGGGCGTCGTCTCGGCGCGGGGGTGGCTGTACTCGAACGGGTCGGGCCGGCGGCCGGGGTCCGGGGTCGCGAACGGGTCGGCCGCGGGGGCGGGGGCGTCGGCCGGTGCGGGCGTCCGCACTCCCCCGGCGTCCGCG